TGCCATCACCAGATGATCTAAAAAATTTGTACTCGGATTGACCCTCAATCAAATCAATATTTGTTTCAGCTATTTCCCAATAGTGAATACCTCTATTGCCCCATTCTTGAAGCATTATATTTAAAGATCTTCTTGAAGTTTTTAACTGATAACCTGATACGTTTTGAATACCTAATCTTTCAAAAGCCTCTTCTATTATTTCATCAATAGAAAAAGTTTTATCAAAAGTAGTTGTACCAGAGGTAGTGTTAGCCATTTACCCTCCTAGCCAGTGTATCCGATAGTAACCGATGTAACGTTAGTCATAGTAGCATGGACACCATTTTCAAATCTAATTCCGTCTCCTGGAATCATGATATCTAAACCTTCTGTTCCAAAATCAGCTTCGAAAACTTTGTCTCCTGAACTACCAGATGAAATATCTCTTAAAACTAATGTAGAAGAAGCCACGCCATTACCTTGTATATAAGTAACTCTACATGGTCCTATATTTACTGATCCACCTGAAATAGTTTTTACTTGTCCTGTGCTTGCTATGTTTGTAAATTTTTGATCTGAACTCATATTTTTTCCTTTAATTAAACTGTGGGGCCGAAGCCCCACATTAAATTAATTATGATAAATTATTGTTTTGTATATACAAAACAGTAACAGTCGCTGCACCTGTAGTACCGTCACCGTTAGCTGCTGTGAATGTAGCAGTTACAGTTTGATCAGATGTGCCAATGTCTGTACCTTCAGTTCCAATCGTACCTCTAGTTGTTGCTAAAGCTTTTACGTTAGTAGCTGGTAGATACTCGTCTGTATCACCTGAGTTTCCAACTTGAACAGTAGCAGTTCCACCGTCATTGTTGACAGTTGTAACGTTTAATATAACGTCAACGATTTGTGAATTTGCAGGTATGATTCCTACAGTTGTTGTAGCAGTTGCACCAATAATATCGATTACTGCTGATTGAGCCATTAATACAAATCCTGTATTAGCACTAGCTCCTTCTCTTATCGATCCCGCTTTTACCGGTCCCGAAAATGTAGTTGTTGCCATAATTATATCCTCCTAGTTTCCGAATACTGTCTCTAGGCCGTCGACTATACTCGTCAGTATTCTAATTAATTGTATAGTGACAAAATTATATACTAGTTTTAAATAGAGTGCAAGAGAGCCTGTAGTGTGGATTGGATTTTTCCAACGATGTAGCTTTTTTATTAAGTAGCTACAGAAACTTCGGGTGCAGTTTTATGTGCAGCTTGTGCTTCTGCCATTTTTATATGGTTAATCAACTCTTTAACTTTATTGTCGATCTTGACCATATTAAGAGTGTATCTTCCCTCACTCTTATGTTCCTGCTCCCACTTGTTGTCTAGAGCTTTTTTCTGTTGATAAAGCTCCTGGATGTGGTTGTCCATCTATAACCTCCTCATAGGTTATTCTGTGTTTACGGGCGTCATACATATCACCCATATACTCCCACGTTATACTGTTTTCTCCAAGTTTGTCAAGGATTGATTGTTCAAGTGATTGTGGGTTGTCCTCGGATAGGACATGGAATTTTGTGTAGTAATCGTAAGCAGTTATTTGAACTAAAAATTTTTTCATTGTCTCACCAATTTATGAGTAAATGGGGCCGTTTTAAGGCGGCCCCATAAATTTAGTTATTACGCACCTTGAGATGCAAAAATACCTCTAGGGTCAGATACACCAAATGAGTATCTTTCTCTAGCTTTGTATCTTACATTGCCAGTGTCGAAATCACCTTCCATTGCAGTTGTCAATGGAGCTCTATTGAACATTTTCATACCGTTTGGTACGTCTGTCAAGATATAGAACGCATCTGTATCTGTTAGGTAATTGTTCACTCTATAACCTTGAGGAACCATACCCATAGATACGATTGCATTTATATCGTTGTCAGCTGTTCCAGTTCTACCTTGAGATTTCATCAATCTCTCAGCTGTAAACTGAAGCTCAGAAGGAATGATCATTTTCAATCCTCTTGCTGCAACTCTTAGACCTCTTTCGTCAGTCATTTTACCAATGTCAATCATTGATTGTTCTAACGAAGTTTCGTTAAGGTCTGCTTGAGTAGACAAAGTATTTTTGAAAGTACCTGCTACTGTAGGGTGAGATGTGCTAAATAAAGCGACGCCATCACCAGATTTGAATGTTCCAAATCCGTTGATAAGTGGGTCAACCGCTTTTACTTGTTTAGCATTACTCATAGATCTCGCTAAAGCTTTTGTATATCTAGACGCAAGTCTGTCATACAAGTTATCCTCGATTGCTTCTTCAGTAATCGCGAATGCTAAAGCTACTGTCTCGTGAGTATATCTAGCTGAGAAGGTTTCTTGTGCTTCATCAAATGATACACCAGATCCTTCACCTTTCACCTGTGCGTTTCCAAAGCCAGATAACATTACTTCCTCTTCGAAAGCTCTGTCAGATGACTCTGCAGTATAAATCTCAGCATGCTGATTTTCATACCTTTTATATTCCAGCCCAAATAGTGCATTTAGGCCCGGCTCTAGTTCTTTAACTAGTTGTGATCTTGATATTGCCATAGTCTATATACTCCTATTATGATTGTAGCTCGATTAAGTTGATACAAACAACAGCAGAAAAATTAGCTGCAGTAATATCCTCATTTTCAGGATCTTCTGCAGATCTAAGTAATCTAAATTGTTTATTATCCGCGCCAGTTTCACTTGAGTCCAAAGTTGATGATGATTTACCAGTGGTATCACTACCCGCTGATGCATTCATATCATAAGTTTCTAAGAACTGTGCTTGTGTTCTAGCAGCGTCTAAACCAACTACGTACTGCTGGAGAGGGTTGTCTAATACAAAGGCAGTTATGTCTTCACTGTTTGCAGGTGTGATTGTTGCTTTGTAAAAATTAGCAAACGTTGGCTTTAAAGTGTCAGCCGCATTGTAAAAGATACCATTTAAGACACCTAATACTGGAGCAGCAGAACCTTGTCCGCCAATCACATAACCTGAAGCAGATTTCAACGCTTCGCCATTGTAAATAGTTGTGCTATGTCCGGCATCGATAAAGTACTTACCTTGGTTCTGCACGCTTACGCCTGCAAGAGTTCCTGCTGGTACTAGACCGAAACCTTGTGTGTTTCTATTAGCCATAGTTGTTTTCTCCTATTTCAACAGTTGTTATTTAAAATCGATGATAGGGAATTGGTTGTTATCCCGAGAAATAAAATTATTTCTTTGTACCACCGAAGGTTACACGAGACTGCCTGTCAACATTGATAGGCATCCTCTGGTCTTGCTCCTTTAATAAATCGTTCGCTACAGCTTCGTCTCGTTCTTGATGACGGTTAGTCATGTATTCCGATCTTTGCCTAGCGATCTCTTCAGGTACCTTCGCAAGTAGAAGGCCACCGACCCCAATCACTCCCTTGTATTTACCTTCATCAAGTACAGGATAATCATCTGCGTTTTCAATTTCTTCGGCACGAACTAATTCATAACCTTCTCTTAATCGTCCAGTTATATTTTTCGTATCTTGAAATCCTACGACTTCAGCTCTTATCCATCTATACCTGAATCCATCAGGTGCAGGGGGTGCATCTAGAGAAGATGGAGGAACCCACACTTTTGGTCTTTCAGACTTTGACCGTGTTTGGCTCGCACGAGAAGTTTTGTTATCTTTTTCCATGTTACGCTCCTTCCTTCGTGTTTTTTAGTTGTTTTGCGTATTCTTCGAGTGGCACACCTAATTTTTTAGCTATTGCTACTTGAGACGATGTGAGTCTCACGGTTTTGCGACCAGGCTTTACGCTTCTTGAAGCTGAAGCCACCGTCTGAACGGGGGCGGTCGATTGCTTTTGTTCAGTATTACCAAATTTATGCGGAAAGTCAACTCTGATTCTTTTATCAACTTCAGCATAATACTCGTCAGAATTAGGATCGAACCCTTCTTTTTCAGTAAGATCCTTATGTATCTCAAAAGCAGTGTAAGTCATTGCTCTATCTGATCCAAACCAAGCATTCTTAGATGCCCATGCTTCGGCTCTAGGATCTGGATTAATTGGATCATCCATAGCAGGTTGACTTGCATAGTTATTTTGAGAAAGATTAGCAGGAGCTTGCTCCTGCGTTTTTGCTTCTCTACCTTCTTTGGCTTGTTCTAGTTTTGCATTCTCAAATGCGAGTGTTGCAATTCTTTTATTAGCCTCAACTTGAGCAGTTGCATCACCTGATTCAATAGCTGCAGCTAATTCTTTTTGTGCAGCTTCTAAACCTGTTTGAATACTTGTCTCAAATTTTTTAACATAATCAGCATCAGTTTTTTCAAATCTTTTTTCTAATGCTTGTCTTTTTGCTTCTACAGCTTGTGCATATTCAGTAGCAGCTTTTTCTCTTCTTTCTGCTTCTCTCATCTTACGAGTTAGTTTCGCAATACGAGCTTGAACACCTTTACTGTAGTCCTCTAAGCTTTCATCCTTCTTTTCGTCTAACTTTGTTTCTCTTTCGTTTTCAAATGTTTTATCTGTTCCTTGTTCCGTTGTTTCTTCTTTCGGCGATTCGGTTTCTACAACCGACTCGTCTTTTGCTTCTTCGATATCTATTGTAGCATCGGGACCCGATGTATCAATATCTACCATTTTCTTTTCTTCTTCTGGCATAGTTACTCCTTCCTATGATTAAAACTCATGCAAGATGTCCTCTGGACTATCAATTGTTGCTAACACTTCATCGTCGTTTAGCAGACGAATCTCTCCACCATCTATTTTGATTCGACTGCCTGCATATCTTGCAAACATAATCCAATCATTGACCTTGCACCATGGTCCGTCAGGATATCTCTCCTTATCCCTATAACAATCTGGACCCATAGCGAGAACTAAACCACATTGAGATGCAACTTGTTGCTTCTCTAAAGTAGATTCAGCTAATACTAATCCACCTTTAGTTTTTTCTTTCATCTTAAAAGGTAAAACTAAAAGTCTCCAACCCGTTGGTTTTGGAATTTTTGCTTCTTCTTTTTTCTCTGATTTTTTTACACCAATTAGATCATTGTTTGGTGTTAATATTGATGACTGTTCCTTTTTCATTTTGCTCCTTATCATTTAGCAGGTTAGAGAGTTCCTGTCTTACGGCTTCGAGGCCGTTTATTTGTCCTATTATATATCTATACTTCTCCATATTGTCAACACCACCAGATGTGACTGATATAGATAAAGCTTCTACTCTGGTATCTATGAACCTAAGTATTTTTGTTATGACGTTTTCTAATTGCATCTTTTCCTTTCTTAGCGATAGAAGCAACTTGAGTTTTACCCATCACTTTAGCTCTTTGCTCCATTACCGTTAGTATTTGTATTTTTCTTGCAAACGGTTTATTTACACGTTTGACTTTTGCAACAGTTGCTCTCGCATCTGATGGTGTTGCAAATTTTATTTTAACTGTATCTCTAGGATTTTCGTCTGTGTAGAGTCTTCTACCAGAACCTTTTGGTTTTTTACCTGTTCCCTTTTTTGGATCTGCCATAAGACTTCATTTCTTTAATATGTTTTTTTATAATGTTTGATTGTTTTTTATGTAACTTAGAAGCTTTGCCTAAAGCTTTTGCTACCTTGTTTAGTTTTTTAACCATTTAACACTTCCATCTTCTACGCGCTTGACGAAGTCTTGAATTAGGATCAGCTGCAGCTTTTGGAAATTTTTTCATTTGACCGAGTGATCTCGCACAAAATGATTTACGTCTTTTAGCAGCTTTTGATCCTGGTTTGACTTTGCCAGTGACCGCTGTTTTTAGTTTTG